GCCGAACACATCCTTCTACTCTCCCTCTCCGTCAGCATGTCACGTATACTGACCAAAGAATCGCCCAAGGACGAGTAGATAATGCAACTCCGGGGTTAGGTGGCCCTTCTCAGTTACCAATCTTGGATACTTTGAATGCTGTGCCTCCTCCCCTCACCTATGATAATACGGACATCACTGTGTCTCCGTCTGTCAGCCCTAAACAAATTTTGCAAAAAGTTAAACCCCTAAAATTCAACCCTCCAGCCTCAATGCGTCCAGTTTCTGAATTGCTTCCCACTTGGGATGCAGTTCTTGACGCCTTGACCACTCACTATTCTGCAACTACTGCAATTGCAGAGGTTGGAGAACTTCCTCCTGAATTAGGGGCTATCTTTCTTGATAGCGAACACAGCATAAATATCTCCGGAAATGGGACTGGCATTACCTATGTCTATGATATAGTTGATCAAAGATTCGTAAAGAGTCCTCCAATGCGTCCCCTGACAAATAACTTCTTCTTTTTCGATTTCTTGCAAATAGGACAGTTCTATTCTCTTCATGAAGAATTTCAGAAGATCATGAAAGTGCCTCCAACACCTTTTCGAACAGCTACAGAAATCCTTAAATTCCAAACCAGAGACACGGTCGACTTTTGGAAGGAAAGAGGGGAAGTTACTACATTAAGCATGACAGTTTCCTATACGGCTGATGAGTTTATATTTAAGTTCATGGAAGCTGCTCTTTGTTTAACATCTGGAGATATTTTCTATGTCCACGACCCTGAGAAACTTACAATCGATGTCTTGTCCCCTGCCTCTAGAAAAGCACACCCCGGTCTTTACGCTCGGTGTGTCGACAATTTCGCTACAAAGGAAGATGCTTTTTCCTCCGGTGTTCTCCAAGCTGGCACTATCTTCCGTGAAATGCTAGAAGGCAATTATCATTCTCTCTTTGCTCATATTTGGCTTGTTTTGGGGGTTGTTAAGAAATCCGCCTCTCGAAAACCAGATAAAGAGGCCCGAGACCGTTTGGCTATGATCCCTGAACTCTGGCGCCTTTTGTTGACCTACTCCTTCATGGAACGTTTCTTCGAAGCTGTAAAAACACGTCGTCATTCTGTTCTTCACAAGTTTGACCTGTTAAATAATGGAGTTCGTCGAGTTGCAAAGAAGTTTTATTCTTCCGGACAAGATGTTGAATATGATATGGTTGATATGCGAGATCATGGTGCTTCCTGCCAAATGAATACTGGTCTCCTCATTGCTCAATTTATGGGGAGATACATTCGTTACCCAGATGATACGCAAGCTACTCCTGGTTTAGTCGCTTTAACTAAAGAGAACTTGGGTTGTTCTTTTGCATTTTATAACGAGAGAAAGAGTGATACTCTGGGTTCCCGCACTGTTCTGTCAGTTTTCAAGTAATCTGCA